CTCAATGCTATGCTCTGCTGATATAAATTTAAACCTATCAAGTAATTGGCTTGAGTATTTGCTTATTTCCTTTTCAGTAATAGTGTTAGGATAACCTTTATCAAATGTTTTACCAGTCATTTTATGAAGTAGATTTGATATTACTTCTGTATCACTTCCATCATCTGGCATATATACGCAATGCCTCCAATTTTGATTCAAGGTTAAACCCATCATTATCTCCTTTAAAAATAAAGACTTACCGAAAAAAGGATACCCAGTAATGTCAGTACATCCACCTTTAACAAAAGTTAATTGCTCATCAAAAGCGTTTAAACCTACTTTGCTTCCCTCTGGAATTCCATTTTTATGCAAGTTAAATAATTGCTCTAATATTTCTCCGTTAGATTTTATCATAATATTTGAGTTTTAGTTTTAAAATCTCCCATATTAACGAACCTTTCTAATTTATCTGGTCTTGTAATAAATTCTAATGTCAGATATTTATAGTTAGTATCTAAGTGGTGTTGGTCTTTAGATGCGTTGCGTAAAGCGTTTACTATATCCTCTTTAGTATAGCCCTCTTTTAATCTTGCTTTTAATTGATTTTTAGCTTTTTCTGGTATAACTCTGGCTTTCTTTCCTAAAATATTATTAAACACACTTAGCAGTTTACTGCTATCTATATTTAATTTAATTTCCTTTCCTTTACTTTCCTTTATAGCATTGCGATTGGTATGCGACTTGGATGCGTTCGCATTGCTACCCCATCTTTTTTCTGCTGACTGCTTGGCTTTCAATGACTTAGACTCCCTAAGTTCTAATCTTTTTTGTATAGAAATGCTGCTAAAAGTATCATTTTCTATCTTAAATAAATTAAAACTTTCTACAACTTTTTCTACTAAATCACTTGAGCAATGATAGTCGTAACTTATACGAGCATAATCGCACTTTAATACGTTATTATTTTGATATAAGTCCTCAATAATTGCCCAGTAGATTCCATAGCCTTCCATACCAGTCTGATAAATCAGCTCTTTAATTTTCTCATCAGCCCTTGAGGTATAATCGTGGCTGAAATAAAATGTTTCTTTCATATAAATTTGTTTTGTGAGGGCAAATATTAAAAATTAATACATAAAATAAAAAATATATTTTTGTGAGATGGAAATAATACTAAAAGATTTGCCAAAGATATCACTTAATAAATGGTATGCTGGTATGCATTGGACAAAGCGTAAAAAGATTAAAGATAATTATACGCTAATAGTTAAAAGTCAGTTTAATAAAACGCTGCCAAAGACAAATACTTATAATACAGAATATCATTTTACATTTAAATCAAGAGCATTAGATGCCTCCAACTGTGTAGCTATGGTTAAAATGATTGAGGATATAATCTTTGAAAATGATAGTTATAAAATAGTTAAGAGCATACTAATTACAAGCGATAAAGGGTTAGAGGATTCAGTTAAAATAAAAGTTTTTTAAAAAAATTTGTTTGGTATTTAATATTTTGTATATATTTGCAATACAATTAACACAAAACAAAATGAAAAATTACAGAAAATTAACACAAAAAGAATCAGAAGAAATTGACAATGTAGGTTGTCAAAGACAAATGGATAGCGTTCTATCTCAATATTATTGTCAAGTTTACAAGCACAGACAGTACAACGATGGCGAAATTTATCATACTTACATTTTAGCCGACTGCAAATATTCCACTTTAGTTAAGGAGTTATTTCCAAATGTCGGTGAATCGTTTGACATTAATTACCATTTAGAAAGAGTAATATAACACAAAACAATATGAAAGAATCAATTAAAAAAGAATTAGCAAGTCACATCTTAGATAAAATAGAAGATGGAATTGTTACAAACGAAAATATAATTGACTGGGGTCACTTATGCTTCAATGAAGATTATTATATTATTGGTTATTATCAAGCAGAACAATGGTTAAAGCGACATAATCTATCTGCTTTTGAAGCAATAAGTATCTGTCAAGAATACGATAGAGAAAATTTTGTAGAAATAGAAATTTATGATAACGCCGAAGATACTGTTAATATGCTAACTTTTATTTATGGTTATGATTTATTAAATGAAGTAGGTGCAGAAACTATCGAAGATTTAAAAGAAAAATTAGAAACAATATGAAAGAATCAATTTTAAAAGTAACCTCAGCATTTATACCTATGTCGGTATGGTGTTGGGCAGTAGAAGAGCCACAAGCAGCATCTATTCTATTTGTTATAGGTTTATTTGCTGCATTAGAATTAACATATATAAAAATAAAAAAATGACACAAAACAAAAAACAAGTAATCGACGCAATAGCCTATTTTGAGGGAATGGGTTTTATTCAAGACTTAACAACAGACAAAAGACACTACGCACAAATCTTAGTGGACTATGCCAAAGAGAATATGGATATGCACAGAGACGAGGTATATGATGCAAAGCAAATACTAAAAAAAGCTGGTTATCAAATTGCAATATTTAACGTATCAGATATTACAGACCATTTTTATTGTTCTGAAGATATGGCACATCAAATATTAGAAGAGGTTTATGACGATATGGATGAAGATAGCTGGAACGAGATAGTATATAAATGCAATCATTACGAAATAAAACAAAAAGATTAAAAAAATGAAATACACCAAAACAATATCTCCAGAATTAAAAGACATATTGAAGTCTTGCACAAGCGTAGAACAACGGAAACAAGTTGCCAGTAAACACGAAATATCTATACACACTTTAAATAGCGTTATAGAGGGCAAAAGAAAAGTTAATTTAAATAATCAAAATTGTATAACTGAGCTATTAAGAATATCTATTGTTAATGCTCGTAATATGCACTACTCATTATTAGACTATTACCAAGAATTAAAACAGCTATAAAAGAAAAGCCCTCTTGGTCTTGAGGGCTTTATAATAAAAACAATAAAACTATTGTTCACACAAAACAAAGGACAACAATAACAAGAAAAAAATTAACTAAATAAACATTATAAGAACATTTTAATTATATTTGTAATATGAATTTATACACAAAACTAAACAAAGTAAAAAAAGAGATAGGAGCTATCTCTAAAGAATCAACAAACCCCTTTTTTAAATCAAAGTATTTCGACATCAACTCGCTACTAAAGCACGTTGAGCCGTTATTACAAAAGAATGGTTTACTATTATTGCAGCCCATTTATAAAGGTTATGTAATTTCAGAGATTATCGAAATAGAAACTGGAGAAAAAATACAAAGCGGTTTGCAATTACCAGAAATGGATGACCCACAGAAGTTAGGTTCAGCGGTAACTTATTACAGACGATATACTTTGCAATCGCTTTTAGGATTACAAGCTGAGGATGATGATGCAAATACTGCCAGTCAAGCTACAAAAAGCCAAAAACAATGGGTAAACCAAAACGATAAGATATGGAACGCAGCAGTAGACAAAGGAATTACTCTTACAGAGCTTAAAAAGCACTATTCAATAAGTAAAATTAACGCAGAGCTATATCCATTCAAATGAAAAAATTTAAAATAAGAGCTTCTGCAAGTGGTAAGCTAATGACAAAGCCTCGTTCTAAAAGCGAGTTTTTATCTAAGACTACTAAATCATATTTAGAAGAGTGGGTAAAAGAGCAGATATACGGAGTTAGAAAGAATATTAACTCTAAATATTTAACTAAAGGTAACCAAGTAGAGGACGATGCTATTGTATACGCCTCTGCCGAAAAAGGTTGGCTATTTGCTGAAAAAAATGAGGAGTTTTTTGAGGATGAATATTTCTGTGGCACGCCAGATGTTATCTTAGAGGATAAAATTATAGACATAAAATCAAGCTGGGACTGCTTTAGCTTCCCTTTATTCTATAACGGCATACCTAATAAGGATTATTACTATCAGTTACAAACCTATATGCACTTAACGCAGAAAGATAAAGCCCAGTTAGTGTATGTATTAATGAATACACCAGAGGAATTAACCTTTGAGGAGAGCCACGACTATTCAGAAATAAATAGTAAGTATAGAATTAAGACATTTGATATAGATTATGATGAAGAGGGAATATATGAGTTGCAACACAAAGTAATAGAATCAAGAGAATATATAGATGGAATTAGTAAAGCATTATAAAACAGAACATCAAGATTACCTTTTTATTAGGAATACGCTTAAAAAAGGGTACACTCACCTCAATACTATCTTAGGTCTATGCAGAAAGGTCGGTATGATAGAAGCAAATAGAAAGATAAGTGACCTTGTTAAAATGGGGCAGATAGAACAAGTGGCTATTAAGGATGAGGACGGAGATATTAAATATAAATATTACCCTAAACAAGATAAGCCCTCATATTATTCGGCTGCTGGTATTGAAAAGCTGGGAGGATGGCAAAGCGATAGTTTCTTAAAAGGTAGATTAACCTTTGATAAGCTACTAAACTGCATATCTAAATACTACAATATACCCCAAAGAGAGATACAAGGAGTTAAAAGACATAGAGAGAAAGTAATATGTAGGCAAATGTTTTGCTATATTGCCAGAGATAATATGCCTAATAGCTCTCTAAAAACTATTGGGGCTGCTTTGGGAGGGAGAGACCACTCAACAGTCATACACTCAATACAACAAGCTGCCGACTTAATGCAGTATGATAAACAATTTAAGAAAGATTACACCAGATTAAACGAATTTATAAAAACAAACTTATGAATATTACAAAACAAATTAAACAGCTATTGACTACGAATCCAGAAATGAGAGACAGCCCTAAAAAGTTAATCCGAAGAGCTTTGCAGGACGCTTACGGAGTTAATGTATTATCTGCTATGATTATTGCAGAATACTACAAAAACGTTTTAACTATTACCAGAGCAAGTCGTAAAATCCAGCAAGATTACGAAGAGCTTAGAGGTGAAGAGTGGGCGAAACGTAAAGGCATAAAAGCTGATATAGTTAAAGCTGAATTAGGATATAAATGAGACTTATTTTTATAGTGTTAAATGTTGGTTTATTTCTGACCACTTCCTCAATGGGAGTGGTTAGGAGTATTCCTAAAGACAATTTAATAGACGCTATAATTTACGTTGAAAGCAGAGGTAATACAAAAGCTCATAATATAAAAGAAGATGCAGTAGGATGCTTACAAATACGTCCTATTATGCTAAAAGAGGTTAATAGGCTTTTAGGTTTTAACAAATACAAGTTAGCAGATAGATGGAGTAAAGCTAAATCTATTGAGATGTTTAACGTAATTAAAGAGAATACTAAAAAACCTACCAACGAAAAGTTAGCCAGAAACTGGAATGGTGGTTGGAACGGATATAAGAAACAATCAACACTCAAATACTGGTACAAAGTCAAAGAACAATTATGAATAAACACCTTTTAATCTATTGCATTATTATTACTATCGTTTTATCTGTTATAATTACAGACCTATTGTCTAAACGCAATAAAATAGAGCCAGTTATTGAGCAGATAGAGCTTACTAATATTGATGGCTTACTAAATGACATTGACACTCTGCAATTAAAGTCAGACACTATAAAATTATATTATGAAAAGAAGATATATAACTACCATATTTTGCCTCGTTCTGAGCGTGTTAAGTTATTCGCAGATAGAATTAACAGATAATAAAGGCGATACCCTTATCTGCATAACTTATCCTCAGATGGATAGAATATATCTGGAGCTTATCCAAAAAGATAGTTTATTGGCTCAATCTAAAATAAACCTTTCTAAGCAATTTAAATACATCCAGCTAATAGATAGTAACAAAAAAGATATAAACTCCCTTAAAACGCATATAAATGCCCTTGAGGGCGATTATTACGAGTTATTACAAGTTACTGAAAAGAAGCAACAGAAAATAATACGCAATAGAAAGGTAGGTATAATTATGCTTGGAGTAATAATTTTACAAGCATTATTATGAGCTTGATTAGAAACAGTAAACAAGTAAAACAATCAATAGATTTTAGCGGAATTGAGAATGGTAAAATACATCCGTCTGATATAGACGCAGTTTTGGAGTTTGACAATGAAGTGTTAATACTAATAGAAGTAAAAAAACAAGGTAACATAATACCAACTGGGCAAAGATTACTTTTAGAACGTATATGCGATTCTTGGCATACTAAAAAAAGTATAGTTTTAAAGGTAACGCATAATTTTAATAATGACGATTTAGATATACCGTTAAGATTATGTACTTTAGAAAAGTATTATTATAATAAAAAATGGGATTACAAAAACAAGCCTCTAAAAGAGGTATTAATTGACATAGGTAAAAATTGGAATATTAAAAAAATGATATTATAATTCTAATTTAATCCCAGTATCTAAATCTAAGAAGGCTACTTTCTTCTCTATGCTTTTATTATTGCCAAAGTGAGTAGTAGCTCTTAGGGTTTTAAATATCCATTCTGGCTCAATGTCCAATAAATCAAACGAATATATTCCCTCTGGTGTAGAATTAATGTACATAGGTATATCT